ATAAGTTGGAGTCATTACCGCATAAATCAACTAATTGAAATTACTAGAAATTATTTAGAAGCAGTAATCAATGGTTTTGATGACTATTTAAATAGAACATTGTACAGGACCGTCGCTTAGAAAATATACGATCCCATGGCGTGCAATTGCACGCCATTTTTAATTTGAAAGGTGCTTGAGAATACTTTGCCCAATGATCTCGCCTAACCTTACCGGCACTGCATTTCCTATCATTCTTGCTGTTGATGCAATGTCCAAACTAGATTCTTTATCGAAAAATAAATAATCTTTCGGAAAACTTTGCAGTATCGCAGCTTCTCTTAAGGAGATTGCCCTGTTTTGTTCTGGATGACCAAAGCGTCCATTACCAAAACCATAGCATTGTGTGGTTATTGTTGGACTTGGTTCATTCCATGACATCCTGCCATAAACACTTTTATAAAATTTTCCAGACTCTTTTAAGTGACAAGGTGCTCTCAAGTGTATCGGCCAATCATGCCAATCGCCTCCGGGCTTTGAAGCTTTAATACGCTCCATGTTCAAAGGGCTAAGAGTAGAACATTTATGAAGTGGATCGCGCTTGTCACATTCTCCAGCATTTAATGATGGAAGGCCAAATATTGCATCCTTAACAGTTACGTAATTTTTTTTGTTATGAGTCGGATCAATTATAGAGATAGGACCTAATTTGGATGCTAATAATACTAAACGTTTACGAGTTTGCGGCATTCCATAATCTGGGCAAAAAACGATCTTATAATAAACATTATATCCATGGCCTTCAAGGTTGTTTATGAAATCTTTAAATATGTCTTGTGTCATCAAGCCTGGTACATTCTCCATCGTGACGATAGAGGGTTGCGTTTCATCAATTAACCGCGAAAAAGAATATAATAATGCCCATTTGTCATCTTTTTTCTTGTTTTTAGTTCTTCCATATGTTGAAAACGGCTGACAAGGAGCGCATCCAGCTAAAATCGTTACATCTGAATCTTTAAAATGACTGAGGATCTGTTCACCCTTCAAAACGGTTATGTCTTGATTGATAAAAACTGCATTATTATTAAATTCAAACGCAAAACGGCAGGTTTCTTCAATATCATAACCTGCTACAACATCAATGCCTGATTGCTTTAACCCATGGGTTAGCCCCCCGGCTCCGCAAAATAAATCTACTGCTTTGATTTTCAAAATAATTCTCTATCTATTTTCAATTTATGCCTATTATAACAGCTTTCATAAGCAACATCGATGATTAGTTATTCACATCATTTCTTTGACTTTGCTTCCCCACCATTTCATAACTACAGCACGTTGTTCAAGGTATGTGCTACGGTTGTAGGCTCTACGTACCTCATTTTTGTCTGAATGAGCTAAGCAAGCCTCAATAACATCTGCGTTAAAGCAAGCTTCATTCATCGCGGTACTTGCTATAGAACGTAAACCATGCGCAACGAGCTTTCCATTATACCCAATACGTTTCAGTGCAGCATTCGCCGTTTGGCTATTCATCGGTTGCTTAGGATCATTCCTACTAGGGAATACGTGTACACGATGGGCACTGATAGGTTTCATTACTTCAAGTACCTCAAGTGCTTGAGGTGACAAAGGAACAATGTGCTCGCGTTTTGCCTTCATCCGCTCTGCTGGAATTGTCCATAGCTTAGCCTCAAAATCTATCTCTGACCATTGAGTACCGGAAGCTTCTGAGGGCCGTACGATAGTCAGTAGTTGCCATTCAATCAGGCAGCGAGTCGGGACTGATAGGTTTGACATAACCAATGATCGCATTAACTTTGGCAGTTCTTCTGGCCGCAATGTCGGCATGTTTTGCTTTTTAGGTTTCTCAAATGCCATACCAACACCTGATGCTGGGTTGCCATCAATCAAGCCGGTGTTAACCGCATAAATCATTATCTCGTTGATGCGCTGCACCAGTCGACGTACAGTCTCAAGCGCCCCACGAGCTTTGATTGGCTCAAGAGCTTCAACCAGTGTACGGGCTTTGATTTGCTGAACGGGGATCTCACCGATGGCAGGGAATACATCTTTCTCCAGTGAGCGCCAAATGTCTTTTGCGTAATCAGGAGTAACGCTTTTGCTTTTGAGCTGGAACCAGTTAGCGGCTACTGTTGAAAAAATACTGTCCAGTGCGATTTGCTGCTGTTCCTCTGCAACTTCAGCTTGAATTTGTGGGTCGATTCCGTTGGCTAATAAAGCAAGGTAATTCGCTCTTAACCCTCGGGCATCAGCAAGCGAAAGGGCGGGGAAAGCACCTAGCCCCATCATTGTCCGTTGTTTTGTCGCCGGACGTTGATAACGAAAGCGCCAGAGCTTTTTTCCACTGGTTTTCACTATCAGGAAAAGGCCATTGCCATCATGCAGCGTTAGATCCTTCTCTAACGCTTTAGCGCGAAGAACTTCGGTATTGGTCAGGGGGCGTGTTGTCCGTGCCACTATGGCCGCTCCTTCATGAATTGGTATACGCTTTTAGGTATACATCCTACCGTATACCTAAACGTATACCAATAATCACCGGATTTAGCCAGATATTCTCGGACAAGGACAGACACAAAAAAGCCCGTAGGGCTTGTGCCGTGCGGGCTTTCTGTACTTCACCGGACGTATCCGGATCATCATTTGGTGGAGCTGGCGGGAGTTGAACCCGCGTCCGAAATTCCTACATACCATTTTTACTATAACAAAAACATGAACTTATGTTTAAAATCAGTATGTTAGTATTATTTTGTGTTTGTCTGTTTTACGCATTTTTAATGCTCTGCCGCCAAAATGCCGCCACTGGTTTTGCTTGGGAGACTTATTCAGGCTTTAATTTATTGATAATAGAATCTACCATTTTAATGCCTGCCTCATTGACTATGACTGAATTGACTACTCTATCAAAATAGTCTTCTATATGGTGGGAAAATAGGAAAGCAGCACTTGATGGTTTTTTGTTCTTTTCAACTGCAGATTGCAAGACTTCATGAGGCGGAATTTTAAACCTTTTGCATGATGCAATGAGATATTCAAACTCTTCAAATGATAGACAAAAAATATTCTCTGTAGGGATATGATAGTTATGTTTAAACTTGTCATATATCTTATTCATCTCATCTTTAGCATAAGTATTAGCTAGGATACTACCATTGCCTAAGAAAAGGTTTTTATATGTAATGCAAATGATATATGAGTTAGCCCTGAATGGAGCTATTATTCGCTCATTAGAGTATATTTCTCGATTAACTTCGTGAGATTGTTCGATTGCTTTTAATACCGATTTCTTTATTTTTCCTGCAATATCCTCAGGGCGTAATGTTACCATGCCTTTTTGGTGTATCTCAACGCCTTTAGCATCAATGAAAATATTTGCCTCAGTATGTGGAATGAAATAATCAACTACTTTATTATCTTTAGGTAGTCGTTCTTTAAGGTATTTTTCGTTATGAAAATCAATTTCGCTTTCTTTTAGTATTAATTCCAGTGCATTTTCAAATACATTTCCAAAGCTATCCATGAACTTCTCGGCATCAGTTCTTCTTAAAAGATCATATATGAACGTCTGTATGCTTGTTGAAGTCAGTTGTGTGTGTATCTGAAAATACTCTGAACCTTTTTTTATTAATGGTTTTTCAAGGAAAGGTGATGATGAGTAGTATTCAAGCAAAGGTTTATCATAGGTTTTTGATTTGCAAAATGTAGATAGTTCATTGTAATTTATTGATATTGCATCAAGAAATTTCTCAATGGTATTTCTAGGAATGATGTCAAATAATATAGTAAATGTATCTACATTCATTTTTCTCACGGGATGCTCTTCTGTTATGTGAGTTATTAATATGTAAGATAGCTTAAGAAAGTCTTCTATAGATACATTCGTGATAGTAAAAAAACTTGTCTTTATTTTATGGTTTTTTTCAAGTTCTGAAAATAGAAAGACTTGTCTGCTAATTGTGTTTAGAGCGTCAATTTTCTGGTAGATTCCTTGTTGGTATAGATTATTTCTAATGAAGAAATGCATGCCATTCTTCCTCTCAAGACCGATAGGAATAATGTTCAAGGTTTCATAAGTTTTTTGGAAGAGTTTTATTGCTTGATTTTTATCGAGGATTTTGAATTTTTTATTCTTGCCAGTTACTGACGCAGACCACTTTAGACATAAATTAACAATCCAAGGCATGTGTCGTAACATGTGGATATTATCTTCAAATTTTTGTAAGTTATATTGCATACAGAATTCGATAAATAAATCAGGGGAATAACCTTGGATTTCTGAACGAATAGCATCCATTCTTAACTTTGCAACCGCATCAGATTGAATATCTAATTTTTGAATCACAATAGGTCTCCACTACAAATTATAAAGAGGATTTTTAGTCACCGCGTCTTCAAGGTGATCGGGCGAAAAGTGGGCGTAAATCATGGTCATTTTTATATCGGCATGACCCAAAATATCACGCAGTACCAGTATGTTTCCGCCGTTCATCATAAAGTGACTGGCGAATGTATGGCGAAGCACGTGGGTGCATTGGCCCTCCGGTAGGTCAATACCGGCCCGCTTTACTGCCCGCTCAAAGGCTTTTCTGCATGGCGTGAATAACTTTCCTCTGTTTTTGGGGAGTTCATCATACAGATCCTGAGATATCGGCACAGTACGGTTTTTCTTGCCTTTTGTTTTTGTATAAGTAATTCGGTATTTCGATATTTGATGGCCCTGCAGATTTTCGGCTTCACTCCACCGTGCGCCAGTAGCCAGGCATATTTTTGCAATCATTAGTAAGCTAGGGCTTTGAGATTCAGCACATGCCGCCAACAGGCGCTTGATTTCGTCCGTGGAAAGAAAAGCCAGCTCACCTTCGGCAATTTTGAAGGTCGGAAGTCCTGCCAGCGGGTTTGGTGCTGACCAGTGTCCTAGTTTTTTTAATGTACCGAACACAGATGATAGATTGCGCTGTTCAAGGTTTACCGTGCGGGGCTTAACGGGCGACATCAGCGTGCCATCTTCATTTCGCACTTCACCTTTTAGCCGTGCTTCGCGGTATTTCGTAAAGTCACCGGCAGTCAGCTCTGAAGCGATGGGATCGCCCAGACCATTACAGATAATTCCAAGTTTCGCCATGAGTCGCTTGGGGTCTGCGAGTGTTTGACCATACAGGGAATACCACAGCTCAATTAATTCTGATAGGTGTCGCCGATCTTCCTTTTCTCCCAGCCAAGGTTTCTTGTTTACCTCGTCCATGGTGAAATTCTCAAACGCAATGGCTTCGCCTTTCGTCGCAAATTGTTTGCGTACGCGTTTGCCATCTCGCCCGTTTGGGTAGCATTCACATAACCACTTTCCGTTCGGCTGTTTTCTGATGGTCATATCAAAGGCTCTTAATGATTTTCAGTGCGCGGCCTATTACCTCAATGTCATCCAGTTCGCACTCAAACGATGAATCATCCTGATGCACTACTAATCTGTTTCCCGGGAGTCGTGTCAATTTTACAATGCTTTTTATCCCGTCGATGTCCACTAACCACGTACCATTTACTGGTGGTGTTTGGTTGCGATCTATTAAATAAGAATCACCAGAAGTAGTCACCAGCAGCAGGTTGCTTGAGTCTGAGGGGAGTATGCTGCTATCAATGATTGCTTTTCCAGCATCGATCAGCAAACCTCCGTTGAGAGTTGCCTTGTCAATTTCAGGAGATACAAGCTCCGAAAGAGGTTTAACTTTGCTAGAGTTCACGGAATTGATATTTTTTTTAGGGTCAATGTTTGAACCTGGATCGCCCTGTCCGGTAGTTAGCCACAGTAAAGAAACTCCTGTTTCCAAAGCGCACTGAATCACCCATTCTGCAGGAAAACTATCTCTTAAGTATCTGTTTGCCATAGTGCTTTTTGATGCGCCCAAGTGATCGCAAAGTTGCTGTCTGGACTTGAAATCATAGGCTGCCATTAGCCTATGGATAGCCTCTCTTCCCCCTGTATTCTCGCCAGCTTTTACTTGTATCATTTTTTAATCCTGTTGACGTATCAAATATTGGATCGTAGTATCTTGGTGTATCAAATATTGAATCAAATAAAACAAGATAAAACGACGTAAACCAAACCTTAATCGAGAGATACTGCACTATGAGCAACGACATTTCAATTCGTGTACCAAAAGTGATGGCGACACCAGCTGAGTTCGCGGAATGGGAAGGCCGCTCTCGCGGTTCGGTATATCAAATGATTCATAATGGTAAACTCGCTAAATTCTTGGAAAGAAAAGAAAAACCGAAAGACAGAGTATGTATACGTTACCTTGAGTACAAAAAGGAACAAGTCAGGAAAAACATGGGCCAATCCAATTTCAACTTTAATGTCATCGTTGGTGACTAAGTTCAATTATGAGAACTTTCTAAGGGGGCAGCATGTTTGATTACAAGATTTCCAAACATCCGCATTTTGATGAAGCCTGTAGAGCTTTTGCACTACGTCACAATATGGCAAAGCTGGCAGAACGTGCAGGAATGAATGTTCAGACACTGCGAAACAAACTCAATCCAGAGCAACCGCATCAGCTCACCGCACCAGAAATCTGGTTGCTTACCGATCTGACTGAAGATTCAACGTTGGTAGACGGTTTTCTGGCACAGATTCATTGTCTGCCATGTGTTCCGATTAATGAGGTGGCAAAAGAGAAACTGCCGCATTACGTCATGAGTGCAACTGCAGAGATCGGGCGTGTTGCTGCAGGTGCGGTATCTGGCGATGTAAAAACCAGTGCAGGTCGTCGTGATGCTATCAGCAGCATTAACTCTGTAACACGACTGATGGCGCTGGCGGCTGTTTCATTGCAGGCCCGTTTACAGGCTAATCCTGCGATGGCAAGTGCAGTTGATACTGTAACTGGCCTCGGTGCGTCATTCGGTTTGCTGTGAGGTGCTTATGCTGACGAAAGAACCATCATTTGCATCGCTGCTGGTAAAACAAAGCCCGGCAATGCACTACGGTCACGGCTGGATCATGGGGGAGGATGGTAAACGCTGGCATCCGTGCCGTTCACAAGATGAATTGCTGGCAGAACTATCTACGAAAAAACGGGGGAACAAATGGCTATTGAAGGCGCTGCGGCGACTGTTCCATTAAGCCCCGGTGAACGCCTGAATGGACTTAACCATATTGCGGAGTTAAGGGCGAAAGTATTTGGCCTGAATATTGAGTCAGAGCTTGAGCGGTTTATTAAAGATATGCGTGATCCACGGGATATCAATAACGAACAAAATAAACGGGCACTGGCTGCTATATTCTTTATGGCAAAAATTCCAGCTGAACGTCATAGCATCAGCATTAATGAGCTGACCACTGACGAAAAGCGGGAGTTGATTAAAGCAATGAATCATTTTCGTGCAGTGGTGAGCTTATTTCCCAGACGGCTAACCATGCCGAATTAACCAACTAATGAAATTAATGGCGTAAACCCGCCGGGTATCCCTTTATCTAAATTCAGGAGAATTGATTATGCGTAATATTGAAACCCTCACGACTAAAACCGGACCGGATGATGCAGGGCTTAATATTTTACTGACAGAGGCTCGTCTGGAAGAACGCCGGGCAAGGGCTGAAGCAATGGCAGCTCGCCTTGATAGCCTGGCGTGTCATATCACATCCCGCCAGCTAAACCACGTCGAAGCAGCAGAACTACTGCGTGTAACTGCTGAAGCAATCCAGAACGAAGCGCAGGAGATCCACTAATGGCTGATGCAATGGATCTTGTACAGCAGCGCGTTGAAGAAGAACGCCAGCGCCATATCCGTGCTGCCCGTGCCAAAACGCCGGGCGTGTCCCGCGTGCTTTGCATTGAGTGTGAAGCGCCAATTCCGCCAGCACGCCGCCGCGCCATTCCAGGTGTGCAGCTTTGCATTACCTGTCAGGAAATCGCAGAACTGAAAGGCAAACATTACAACGGAGGTGCTGTATGAGCACCATCCTGAAATGGGCGGGAAATAAAACCGCCATTATGTCCGAACTGAAAAAACACCTTCCTGCTGGCCCGCGACTGGTTGAACCTTTCGCGGGTTCCTGTGCTGTGATGATGGAGACGGATTACCCCAGCTATCTGGTTGCGGATATTAATCCTGATTTAATCAACCTCTATAAAAAGGTTGCCGCTGATTGTGAATCGTTTATATCTCGCGCCAGAGTTTTATTTGAGATCGCAAACAGGGAGGTGGCTTATTACAACATAAGGCAGGAGTTTAATTACTCCACTGAAATTACTGATTTCATGAAAGCGGTATATTTCCTGTATCTCAATCGTCACGGTTACCGTGGTTTATGTCGCTATAACAAGAGCGGGCATTTCAACATTCCCTACGGTAATTATAAAAATCCGTATTTCCCTGAAAAAGAAATTCGCGCATTTGCAGAAAAAGCCCAGCGGGCAACGTTTATCTGCGCCAGCTTTGATGAAACGCTGGCGATGTTGAAGGCGGGGGATGTGGTGTATTGCGATCCGCCGTATGACGGCACGTTTTCCGGTTATCACACTGACGGCTTCACTGAAGATGACCAGTATCACCTGGCATCCGTTCTTGAACATCGGTCATCAGAAGGACATCCGGTCATTGTTTCTAACAGTGACACATCCCTGATCCGTTCGCTGTATCGCAATTTTACTCACCACTACATCAAGGCAAAACGCAACATCGGTGTGGCAGCTGGCGAGGGTAAATCAGCAACAGAAATCATTGCTGTTTCCGGGCCGCGCTGCTGGGTGGGATTTGATTATTCGCGTGGCATGGACAGTTCTGCCGTGTACGGAGTACGTGCATGAGTCATGCCGATATGAACAACTGCTGCGGCTTTAACGAGGCTACCGCAGCATTCTCATGGAACAGCCCGAAAAAGGCCATTAACCCTTATCTGGACCCGGCGGAAGTTGCGCCGGTTTCTGCGCTTTCAAACCTGATCACTCTGTACGCTGCCGATAACGAGCAGGAACAACTGCGCCGTGAGGCACTGAGTGATCAGGTCTGGGAGCGTTATTTCTTTAATGAATCCCGTGATCCTGTCCAGCGCGAAATGGAGCAGGATAAGCTAATTAGCCGGGCAAAGCTGGCGCATGAGCAGCAGCGTTTTAATCCAGACATGGTCATTCTGGCGGATGTCAACGCCCAGCCTTCCCATATCAGCAAGCCGCTGATGCAACGTATTAAATACTTCAGCAACCTGGGCAGGCCAAAGGCTTATTCCCGCTATTTGCGTGAGACGATTAAGCCATGCTTGGAACGACTGGAGCATGTACGCGACAGCCAGCTATCTGCATCTTTTCGTTTTATGGCAAGCCATGAAGGGCTGGACGGTCTGCTGATCCTGCCTGAAATGAGTCAGGATCAGGTGAAACGCCTGTCCACCCTTGTCGCTGCGCATATGAGCATGTGTCTTGATGCCGCTTGTGGTGATTTGTACGCCTCCGATGATGTTAAGCCGGAAGAAATCCGCAAGACATGGGAAAAGGTGGCAGCAGAAACCCTGCGACTGGATGTCATACCGCCTGCGTTTGAGCAACTCCGCCGGAAAAGAAACCGCCGCAAACCTGTGCCCTATGAACTCATTCCGGGTTCGCTGGCGCGTATGCTGTGCGCCGACTGGTGGTATCGGAAATTATGGAAGATGCGTTGCGAATGGCGGGAAGAGCAGTTGCGTGCTGTCTGTCTGGTCAGCAAAAAAGCATCTCCCTATGTCAGCTATGAAGCCGTGATGCATAAACGTGAGCAGCGCCGTAAGTCGCTGGAGTTTTTCCGTTCTCATGAACTGGTGAACGAAGACGGCGACACGCTGGACATGGAGGATGTGGTAAACGCCAGCAGCAGCAACCCTGCGCATCGCCGCAATGAGATGATGGCCTGTGTTAAAGGCCTGGAGCTTATCGCGGAAATGCGCGGTGACTGCGCCGTTTTCTACACCATCACCTGTCCGTCACGTTTCCATTCCACGCTAAATAACGGCAGGCCCAACCCGACCTGGACAAATGCGACGGTAAGACAAAGCAGTGATTATCTGGTTGGCATGTTTGCTGCATTTCGTAAGGCGATGCACAAAGCCGGATTGCGCTGGTATGGCGTGCGGGTGGCTGAGCCGCATCATGACGGTACAGTTCACTGGCACCTGTTGTGTTTTATGCGCAAAAAAGATCGCCGCGCCATTACTGCTTTGTTGCGTAAGTTTGCCATTCGTGAAGACCGCGAGGAGCTGGGGAATAACACGGGACCACGCTTTAAGTCTGAGTTGATTAACCCGCGCAAAGGAACGCCGACAAGCTACATCGCGAAATATATCAGTAAGAACATTGACGGGCGTGGTCTGGCTGGCGAGATCAGCAAGGAAACGGGTAAATCCCTGCGTGATAACGCTGAATACGTGAATGCCTGGGCGTCTCTGCATCGTGTTCAGCAATTCCGCTTCTTTGGCATTCCGGGGCGTCAGGCTTACCGTGAACTGCGATTGCTGGCTGGTCAGGCGGCAAGGCAACAGGGTGACAAAAAAGCAGGTGCGCCGGTACTGGATAACCCGCGCCTTGATGCCATCCTGGCTGCTGCTGATGCTGGTTGTTTTGCCACCTACATCATGAAGCAGGGCGGCGTACTGGTTCCCCGCAAATATCACCTCATCAGAACCGCTTATGAAATCAACGAAGAGCCAACCGCCTATGGCGATCACGGTATTCGTATTTATGGCATCTGGTCACCCATTGCAGAGGGCAAGATCTGCACTCATGCAGTGAAGTGGAAAATGGTTCGTAAGGCCGTTGACGTTCAGGAGGCGGCAGCCGACCAGGGCGCTTGCGCCCCTTGGACTCGTGGCAATAACTGTCCCCTTGCTGAAAATTTGTACCAACAAGGGAAAGACAAATCAGCTGATGGGGATACCAGAACGGATATTACCCGTATGGATGACAAGGAGTTGCACGATTACCTGCACAGTATGAACAAAAAAGAACGCCGGGAACTGGCTGCAAGATTACGCCTGGTGAAACCGAAACGGCGTAGAGACTACAAACAGCGAATTACAGACCATCAACGACAGCAGCTCGTCTATGAACTGAAGTCCAGAGGATTTGATGGCAGCGAGAAAGAGGTCGATTTACTCCTTCGCGGCGGCAGCATTCCGTCAGGAGCAGGCCTGCGTGTCTTCTATCGGAACCAGCGTTTGCAGGAAGATGATAAGTGGCGGAACCTGTATTAATTACGCGGGTTAACAATTCGTGCTCTTAATAATACCAGGCATATCAGGCTGATGAACGTAAAAAAACGTTTTACATCAGTAAGATTATTGTATACTGTAAATATAAACAGTGGTTATGCATACAGTATTGCGTGTGGTGTCATAGGAGGAAAGATGCAGGACTATTTTTTGGAGTCTTTGAAGCTCCAGCGCATTGATTTTTTTCTTAAGCTTGTAGCGGCCAGTGAGTGTAGTGATGAAGAGAAGGGGCTGGCTCTGCAGTGGGTTTCTGAATTGACTGATGAACTCATGGCAAAAATCAGAACCCACGAATACAACCGCTCAATGGATGTCATCAGTTGAGGTGACTTTTATGCGCATTGAAATAATGATCGATAAAGAGCAGAAGATTAGCCAGTCTACCCTGGACTCTCTTGAATCCGAGCTTTACCGCAATCTGAGCCCCCTGTATCCCAAAGCGGTAATTCGTATCCGTAAAGGTAGCGCCAATGGTGTTGAACTGAGCGGGTTAAAACTGGATGAAGACAAAAAGCGAGTGATAGAAATCATGCAGCAGGTCTGGGAGGACGATAGTTGGTTACATTAGCGAACAGAATTTAGCCAAGCGATAAGTCATTCATCCAAGGGGGCGGCGTTTGCCGCACTTTTATGGATGTTAGAACTAGTATTTTAGATCTTTATTTTATTTAACATTTTGATTGTTATGCATTTTATTTGTTTTTGTTACTTTTGTCTGTAAAAATTTTGTAGGGTAAAATCATCATCGAAGTCGAGTTAAAATGATGCTACAATCCTTCAAGTATAGAGGGAGGACTTATTTTGATTAAAGTTGTTGATCTTTTTTGCGGAGCAGGTGGCTTAACTCATGGTTTGCAACGAGCAGGGTTGAATGTGGTTGCAGGCTATGATATTGATGCTACATGTCGGTATGCTTATGAAAAAAATAACAATGCTTTATTTGTGCAAAAAAGCGTCACTGAACTTGATGAAGGGGAAATAAGTAAGCATTTTAAGGATGCATCAATTAAAGTTTTAGCTGGATGCGCTCCATGCCAGCCATTTTCTAGTTATACAAATACTGATAAATCAGTAAAAAAAATAAAAGACCATCGATGGTCTTTATTGTATAGCTTTGCTAAGCAAATTCAATTATGTGCTCCAGATATAGTCACAATGGAGAATGTTCCAAGAGTTATTAACCACAAAGTTTTTAAAGATTTTGTGAAGACTTTAAAGTCTGAAGGGTATTTCGTTTGGTATGATACTGTATTTTGTCCTGATTATGGAATGGCCCAAAGCCGATCTAGATTAGTGTTATTAGCGTCCAAGTTTGGCGAGATAAAACTAATCCCGCCAACACATGATAAAAATAACTATAACACTGTACGTAGCGTTATTGGTGGATTGCCTCCTATTGATGCTGGATCGAGTGATGAGAAAGACAGACTTCATTATGCTGCATCTTTATCACCATTAAATATGGAGCGAATAAAACATTCTAAGCCAGGTGGAACATGGAAAGATTGGCCTGAGTACTTACGGGCGTCATGCCACACCAAAGAATCAGGATCTTCTTACACTGCAGTTTATGGAAGAATGAGCTGGGATAAACTTGGCTCTACAATTACAACACAATGTATAGGTTTTGGTAATGGTCGATTTGGTCATCCAGAACAAAATAGAGCTATTAGCCTAAGAGAGGCAGCTTTGCTTCAATCTTTTCCTCTAACTTATGAATTTTGGCCAGCTGAAGTAAAAGTTGAACTCAGGAATGTTGCACGACTGATTGGTAATGCTGTGCCGGTGAGGCTCGGTGAAGTTGTTGGGCAAAGTATTATTGAACACCTTAAAAGAAAATAAAAAGGGCGAATCGCCCTTTTTTTTAGATACCATCAACAATTTTCATTATTCGTGCAGCATCATCTTTTTTGCTCTGATACTCAGAGTATGCTTGTTTGGATTGTATTATAAGATCGCTATATGTTAATACCTTTGCATTTATAGATTGTAGCTGTGAGCGAATATAATTATCTCCACTTCCGTCATAACCTTTGCCGACAAGAAAAACTACATCTATCGGTGGTATTTTTCCGGCAGGGCAACTATTTGGGTTGTTTCTAAACCACTGCTCTGTGGCAACAACATATTTCCTTCCTTGACCTACTAATGCCAAAATATCAGGATATACATTTGGTCTTTTCATTTCAATGATGACGTGTTTACCTGAAACGGTTTTGAAGGCTATATCAATTCTTGCACCACTTTCAGCGTCAGGGTTAACCTCTTTCAATTCCTTAGTCAGGGTTTGTTCCATAACTGTAGAACCAGTAACCCTCTCCCATGATGGGTCTAACAGCCATAAGTGGTCATAAAGATATTTTTGTACAGCCTTCTCTAACTCATTGTCATCGGTGATTTTTTGAAATTTCTCAATAACTTTCAATCGCTGTGATGTAATCTCATAAAAAAGGCTTGCCTCAATATCATTTACAGAAGCAAAAACCTCCCTAAAATGTTCTGAGTTTAAATCGCTAATTTTATCTAAAGCCTCAAGGTTATCTTTTATTCTTAATCTTTCAAAAGCAAGAACTGTATTTTTTAATACGGTTTTTTTTGCAATTTTCTGGTTTTCTTCATCTCCAGAAAATCTAAATGTGTTAATTTTGCCTAGTAATTTTTCGGCGCTGTTTCTTTCATGTTTTGACATGGAATCAAGCCAATCACTTACAGCAGGTGAAGTTTTTTTAACCTCGCTAAGACCTTTTGCTCTTCGCCATTCATCCCATTCTTTATCTATTTTTTGTAATGTCCGTTCTAAGAAACCCTTAATCACAGGATAGCGTGGATCATTCTGCTGTAATTTCTGTCGGGATGAGGTTGCCATGTCAGGTTTTTCATTTTCATCTAAAAAATCTGCGACAAGTTCCCCTACTAAATAATTTGTAAAAACCTTTGCGCTTCCGAATTCAAGCAATATATCTTCTTCAAATACCCGCCCATTTGATATTACGGTTATCGTGTTGTTAGATATTTCAGGGTCTTTTTTAAGTTGAGATGGTTTCTCAACACTTCCTACATAACCAGTAATGAAATAATCTACGCCTTCAAAAGATAATTTGTTATCTAGAAGGCTTTTTTTAGAAAGATTTTTGCAAGATTTTACTCTTGCGGGATCTGAACTACCAAACTCCCATAAAAATTCAAGATCTGAAAGGAAGTCTCTATCTTCAGTAGTTATCTCAGTGTCATTGATTTTAACTATAAAATCATGACCAGGACCAATTATGCTAAACCGTCTGGCAAGTCTTTTTCTTAGATAGGTCTGAGTTCTATCAATGGATTTTTTTAAATCCATAAGAACTATTGTCGTCCCTATACTAAAGTCTTTCGGAACATTAATAATATTTGCAACATATTGTTTACTGCTTTTTATACAGCGTTGCAATTCATCAACGTCAACTTCAAATCCCTGAGGCGTTTGGCCAATTTTGTGAGAAAATACTTGGATTTTGTTAGCTAATGAAAACATTGCTAATTTACCAATGCCTTTTCTACCCATGACTTGTCGTTGTAATCCATCACTTTTATACCTTCCACTTTCTCTTCTGGCATATCCAACTTTTAGGAATTTATTAATGATGTCATCTTTTGACATTCCATGTCCATCATCTTTAATTATTACCTTTTCATTTTCAACATCTAGAGTGATGTCTACATTTTTAGCATCCGCATCCCAAGCATTTGAGATTATTTCAGTTAGAACAGCTGGTGTGTTAGAGTAAAGACTCATACCTAAATGATTCAATACATTCAGGTCTATTTTAATTTCGAAATCGGACATATCCTTTCCTTGCTGAAGCTTGTAGGCAGAGCTTAAGCCTACTCATGTGAACAAAATCCCTCGAAACTAAACATTGATTTTGACTAAATGTCAAATGTAGATGTTGCCTTGTGTAATGCATATCTATGCTGCATGAATACGCATGATCTCTTAAGGATCGCTTTTGTTGAAGCACGCCAGAATTGGCGGGCTTTTGCTTATGTCATGCATGTGCATGAAAACTACTACATGAAGCGGGCAGGCGTGGCGGGGATACGAGCGCGCGCAGCGGGGTAAAATGGCCAAAATCCGGCGCAGCCTCTGGCCCGCTGGCGGCCTCATTTTGCGTAGGGGGGATAAATGTCAGGACAAAAAGAAACGCCCCGCAGAATGCTGCTGGGGCGTTGTGAGAATTGGTCAGTTATTGATGTTGTGAGTATGTCAGCCTCGTTTGCTCTTAAGTCCTAAGTCATAGGCTTCAAAACGGATCACCTCTTCACCCAGCCAGTTGTTAAGCTCCTGCAGTCGCTTTTGCAGTGGCATCAGTTCATTGCGGACGAAAACACGGCTCGCCTTTTCCACATCACCGAAGCCACCAGTGTTGTTGGGAATGATACCCATCATTTGCGGCGGCACACGATGCGCCGCCATCATGTCGTCCCGGCTTACGTTCTTGATGTTCAGAAACTCATCCTTCGCCGCGACTTCTGATAACGGGATAATCTGAAGTCCGTCCTTTTTGCCGTTAGGAGAGTACATAAACAGATTGCGGAAGTTACCTGGTCCTTTGGCGCTTTTCATTGCATTGCGGAGGTTGTTCACATCCTCCTGGTTTTGTGCGGCGTCGGTCATGTACATGATGAAGCCTGCATGACTGCCGTTGATGTAATACTTCCGGCGGAACAGCGTGGCGGACTCGTTGAGCAGGGCTGACGGAATGGCAGAAAGATAACCGGGCAGGCCGTAGATCTCCTGGTTGATGTCCGGTTCCATCAGATGAAAAATGCTGCCTTTCGCGAACTGATACGGCTGGGTTGTCATACCGTATTGCACAAACCAGTAGGTATCCAGGTCTAACCCGCGTCGGGTGTATTTTGCCAGAGCAGGCTCTAGGGCGATAACTTCACCGAAGCGGTTCGTGCGTTTCTCCAGGTAGGCGTTACCAAATACCAGATAGTCCTGCACAAAACGTGAAAAAGCCTGCTGGCTGAGCAGCGGGTGAGGGATGTAGGTGCTGGTCAGAATGTTGCATTTCACCGCAATCGGTGAGCTGTGATGCACGGCGGCGCGGAAGGTTCGCGCCAGTCCGTCGAAACTCACAGGCGGCTCATACCAGCGATCCATCTGTACGCATTCCACATAGTCCAGCAGTTCACGGCGGTCCAGAACAGGAACGGGATCGCCGAAGCTGAATGCTTCGGCTGTAGTTTGACTTTTAAGCTGGATCTGTTTCGTCGCCGCAGCGCGGTTCTTCTTACTCTTTCCCATCAAAAAATCTCCACAATATTGCTGGTATTGGCGGATTCGCCCTGCAGCGGTTCGTTAAACAGTGCGTGCATCGTTGCCCAGGCCAGATCCGCATGGCTGGCTTCTTCGCTGCGGCTGGCTTCATAGGTCGGGCGGTTGCCACTGGCGGTGGTGGAGCGACGGATTGCCATAAAGGACTGCGCTATGTCGGTGTGTCCGGCGTCAAACTCCAGACGGCGGTGGCTGATAATGTCGTAGGCCTTGAGTACCAGGGCGTTTTTAACGTTGGGGTTGTAGACAAACTCCCGGACGGCAGGAAAGAATGCTTTCACGTTCTCGTAAACCCCGTGGCCGACGCCAGTTGAGTCGATGCCGATGTATGTCACGTTGTACTGTTCGGTCAGTTTTTTGATGGCGTCAGCCTGGGCGCGGAAGTCCATCCCGCGCCACTGGTGACGCTCAAGAATGCGAAACTTACCGCCTGGCACGGCTGGCGGTGCCACCACCACGCATCCGGCGCTGTCGCCGTTCTGCGTACCTTTTGCCGGGTCATAACCGATCCACACTTCGCGCCAGCCAAACGGGCGCAGGGCCAGTGCATGAAAGTCGGTCCAGACTTCCCAGCTGTCCACCATGCACGCCTGCAATTCGCTGAGCGGGAACACAGATGCGAGATCGTCAACGAACTCGCACATCAGCAGGTTCTGGTATTCGTCCGGGCTGTACTCCATGCGCAACTGGTCGAGGTCGAACAGGTTACAGCCGCCGCGTACCGCATCTTCCACGGTGACTATCTGGCGGTATTGCCCGTCTGCGCACAGCAGGCCGGGGGCCAGATTGCTGTGGGACAGGTCGATGTCCACCTTATCGGCTTTGTTGCGCCCACGGTTGAACAGCGCACCGGACCAGAACGGATAAGCACTGTGTGTCAGGCTGGATGGCGTGGAAAAATAGGTCTGTCGCCATTTCTTGTGAATAGCCATACCGGAAGCCACTTTGCGCAGCTCCTGGAATTTCGGTATCCAGAAATATTCATCCAGATACAGGTTGCCGTGGTAACTCTGGGCCGTGCGGGCATTGGTGCCGAGGAAATACAGTGTGGCCCCGTTGGGAAGCACCATCGGATCGCCTTTCAGCTCCACCTCCACTTCTTTGGCGAAGTCGATGATGTACTGCTTAAAGACGTGGGCCTGTGCTTTACTGGCGGAAAGGAAAATCTGGTTACGTCCGGTAAGCAGGGCGTCAATCAGGGCTTCACGGGCAAAGTAAAAGGTCGCGCCGATCTGGCGTGACTTCAGCAGGTTACGGATGCGATTGGTTTTTCCGGCTTCCCACCAGTGGCGCTGGTAGTTGAACATGGAGGAATGGAAGATTTCTTCCAGCTTCTCAATCTGTTCATCGGTGAAGACATTCTTTTCCGGCTGACGGCGCGGGCCTTTGTTGCGGTTGGCGACGTTAGGGTTTAAGTCGGCTTCGTTGCCGCCATTGTTAAACTTGCCGATCCGCGCGTGGCGCTCAGACTGGCGCGCCAGCAGGTCAATCTCTTTGAAATCTTTCCCTTCTTTGTGCTCCTTCATGATGAGCTGGCAGTAGCGTGCGGCGGTGGTGAGCTGCATCTGATCCAGCGGCCCATAGTCACCCCACTTGTCGCGTTTTTTCCAGCTGTGAACGGTTGCAACTTTCTCGCCCAGCATTTCAGCAATGCGGGCTACGCGGTATCCCTGAAAGTACAGCAGCATGGCCTGCCGACGGGGATCGAGATCTGCGGGTGTCAGTGTGGTGTTCATGGCACAAACCTACAGCCTTGAATGAAGGCTTTCCCCGCCTGCGGTTTGTGTGGTTGTCGGTACAAATACCGCGCATTGTTTCACTGCCCCCATCACCGCAACCATAAGGCTCCAGTAAGTTTTTTCTAACGGAGCACGGCTCATGACAGTGAAAGCAAAGCGTTTTCGCATCGGGGTGGAAGGTGCCACCACCGACGGACGCGAAATCCAGCGTGAATGGCTGGAACAGATGGCAGCCAGCTACAACCCGGCGGTGTATACCGCGCTGATTAACCTTGAGCACATCAAGTCTTATCTGCCGGACAGCACCTTTAACCGCTACGGCAAGGTGACGGCGCTGTTTGCTGAAGAAATCACGGAAGGTCCGCTGGCGGGCAAGATGGCGCTGTATGCCGACGTTGAGCCAACGGAATCCCTGGTGGAGCTGGTGAAAAAAGGCCAGAAATTATTCACCTCTATGGAAGTCAGCCCGAAGTTTGCTGATACGGGCAAAGCCTACCTGGTTGGCCTGGCCGCCACTGATGATCCAGCCAGTCTGGGTACGGAAATGCTGACATTCAGCGCCAGTGCAGCCCATAACCCGCTGGCAAACCGCAAGCAGAATCCCGCCAATCTTTTTACCGCTGCAGAGGAAACGGTGATCGAACTGGAAGAAATCCAGGATGACAAACCGTCCCTGTTTTCCCGCGTCACGGCGCTGTTCACCAAAAAAGAGCAGTCCGATGACGCCCGGTTCTCTGATGTGCATAAGGCCGTGGAGCTGGTCGCCACTGAGCAGCAAAACCTGAGCGCGCGAACCGAAAAATCTCTGTCTGAGCAGGAAGAACGCCTGTCTGAACTGGAGTCTGCTCTGCAGAAGCAGCAAACCGCCTTTAATGAACTGGTGAATAAGCTGAGTCATGAAGACAGCCGCCAGGACTACCGCCAGCGTGCAACAGGCGGTAACGCCCCCGCTGACACTCTGACCAATTGCTGATGGAGCACAAAACCCGATGAAGAAGAATACCCGCTTTGCTTTTAACGCTTACCTGCAGCAGCTGGCGCGTCTGAACGGTGTGGCAGTTGAAGAACTGTCCAGCAAGTTCACTGTAGAGCCGTCTGTACAGCAGACGCTGGAAGACCAGATCCAGCAGTCCGCCGCTTTCCTGACGCTGATTAACGTCACGCCAGTGACTGAGCAGTCTGGTCAGTTGCTGGGGCTGGGTGTTGGCAGCACCATTGCCGGAACCACTGACACCACCGCGAAAGAGCGTGAGCCTGTCGATCCGACGCTGATGGTTGATGTGGAATATAAATGCGAGCAGACCAACTTTGACACGGTGCTGACCTACGCGAAGCTGGACCTGTGGGCGAAGTTTCAGGATTTCCAGGTGCGCATCCGTGACGCCATCGTGAAACGTCAGGCACTGGACCGCATCATGATCGGCTTTAACGGCGTGAAGCGTGCGAAAACCTCCAACCGTAGTGAAAACCCGCTGCTGCAGGATGTAAACAAAGGCTGGCTGCAGAAAATCCGTGAGGATGCACCGGATCACGTCATGGGCAGCACCACCACGGGCGGTGAAACCACTCCGGGCGCGGTGAAAGTCGGGAAAGGTGGCGAATATGCCAACCTGGACGCCGTAGTGATGGATGCCGTCAATGAGCTTATCGATGTGGTCTACCAGGACGATGACGATCTGGTGGTGATTTGCGGTCGTGAACTGCTGTCTGACAAGTATTTCCCGCTGGTCAACAAAGAGCAGGAAAACAGTGAAAAACTGGCTGCCGATATGATCATCAGTCAGAAACGCATGGGTGGCCTGCAGGCCGTGCGTGCGCCGTTCTTCCCGCCGAATGCGCTGCTGATCACCCGTCTGGATAACCTGTCCATCTACTGGCAGGAAGACACCCGCCGCCGTTCAGTTATCGACAACCCGAAACGTGACCGGATTGAAAATTTTGAATCCGTTAACGAAGCCTATGTGGTTGAGGACTACCGCTGCGCCGCACTGGTGGAAAACATCCAGATTGGCGATTTCAGCGCCGCTGCAGTAGAAGCCGGAGCGTAACCCATGAGCCTGAGTCCCGCACGGCAGCATCGCCTGCGCGTTCAGGCTGAACAGGCCGCCCGCGAGGGCGGCAGCGTTCGCCACGCGTCGGGCTATGACCTGATGCTGCTGCAACTGGCGGAAGACCGCCGCCGTCTCAAGGGCGTTCAGTCCACGGTGAAAAAAGCGGAAATCAAGGTGGAGCTGTTGCCGAAATATGCCGCCTGGGCGGAGGGCGTCCTTGCTGCCGGAGGCGCTCAACAGGATGACGTGCTGATGTACGTGATGCTGTGGCGCATTGATGCCGGAGATTATGCCGGGGCGCTGGAGATCGGGCGTCATGCCCTGCGTCATGGCTGGGTGATGCCGCTGGGTAACCGCAACGTGCAGACCGTGCTGGCAGAGGAAATGGCAGACGCGGCGCAGAGCGCAATGCTTGCCGCCACCGGCTTTGATGCCGATCTGTTGCTGCAGACGCTGGAGCTGACAGACGGTCTGGATATGCCGGACCAGTCACGGGCGCGTCTGCATAAAGCGATTGGCGCTGTCCTGAGTGAAAGCAACCCGGCTTCCGCCCTTAATCATCTCAACCATGCGTTACAGCTCGATCCCCGCTGTGGCGTGAAAAAAGACAAACAGCAGCTGGAGCGCAGACTGCGCAATGACAGCCGCTGACAGAACGTGCCCCCGCGCACGGGCGGCACGGGGTGGCGAAAGGCACTGCCACATCAAAACCCCGTCCACCGCCCTCTATTTCAGGAGAAAGCAGCATGAAGTTTGTTGCGCCAGAACAGGCACCGGAACAGGCGGAAATCATCAGGAATACGCCGTTCTGGCCTGATGTGGACCTGTCGGAGTTTCGCAGCGTGATGCGCACTGACGGCACGGTGACGCAGCCGCGTTTAAAGCAGGTTGCGCTGTCGGCAATTTCGGAGGTCAACGCAGAGCTGTATGAGTTTCGCAGACGCCAGCAGATGCTGGGGTATGCCTCGCTGGCAGAGGTTCCGGCGGAACAGCTGGACGGCAAAAGTGAGCGCATTCAGCACTATTTCAACGCGGTTTACTGCTGGGCACGCGCCATGCTCAACGAACGTTACCAGGACTATGACGCCACGGCGTCCGGTGTGAAGCGGGGCGAGGAACTGGCGGAAGCAAGCGGTGATTTGTGGCGTGACGCACGCTGGGCCATCAGCCGGGTGCAGGATGCGCCGCACTGCACAGTGGAGCTTATCTGATGAAAGTGCGTGCGCATCAGTATGACACGGTGGACGCGCTTTGCTGGCGTCATTACGGGCGCACGCAGGGTGTCACGGAGCAGGTACTGAAGGCAAATCCGGGGCTTGCCGAATACGGCCCCTTTTTACCTCACGGGCTGCAGGTGGAGCTGCCGGACATTCCGACCACCACCACCGTGCAGACCGTCCAGCTATGGGACTGAATTATGACGCTTGAGCGAATCAGCGCCTTTATCACGTATTGCATCGCCGTCGTGCTGGCCTGGCTGGGCGATTTGTCCATCAAGGATGCCTCAACGCTGGGCGGCCTGATGATTGGTGTGCTGATGCTGGCTATCAACTGGTACTACAAACACAAAGCCTACCAGCTTCTGCGCGACGGGCAGATCTCGCGGGAGGACTATGAATCCATCAATCGTTAAACGCTGCCTTGTCGGGACCGTGCTGGCTATTGCTGCCACGCTGCCGGGTTTTCAGCAGCTTCACACCTCCGTGGAGGGGCTGAAACTGATTGCCGATTACGAAGGCTGTCGTCTGCAGCCGTATCAGTGCAGCGCGGGTGTCTGGACCGACGGCATTGGTAATACATCGGGCGTCATTCCCGGCAAAACCATTACGGAGCGACAGGCAGCGGAAGGGCTGATCTCCAACGTGCTGCGTGTGGAGCGGGCGCTGGAAAGGTGTGTGAAGCAACAGCCGCCGCAGAAGGTGTATGACGCGGTGGTGTCGTTTGCCTTCAACGTGGGAACGGGCAATGCCTGCAGTTCCACGCTGGTGAAATTACTCAACCAGCGGCGCTGGGCGGATGCGTGCCGACAGTTGCCGCGCTGGGTTTATGTGAAAGGTGTTTTTAATCAGGGGCTGGATAACCGCCGTGCGCGGGAGATGGCCTGGTGCTTACAGGGAGCAAACTGAAATGAAAAAGAAATTAATCAGCGGGCTGTTTCTGATGTTATGGATGGGGCTGTTGATCGCAACAATGATGTATCCACAGGGGATTTTTCCGGTACTGGCAGCATCTGGTGTCTGGGTAGCCTGTCTGCTGACATGGGCAGTAATTCCGGTAGCACTGGCTGCGTTAATTAAGAACGGTCCGCTCTGGCAGGAGTTGAGGGCATCTTTGCTGAAGAGCATTACCCGAAAAGAAAACGTATTTATCAGCTGGGTGATGCGATTGCTGATTGTCGTCAGTCTCGCCTGGACGGGGTGGGCCATTACCCTGGTCTTTTATCTGCTGACCGTTATTGCCTTCTGGATCACCCGTAATCAGATGGCGCAACAGGTAGCAGCATGAACCGGTTGCTGCTGGTTGTGCTGACGTTATTACTGGCGGCGCTGGGCTGGCAGACGTGGCGGCTGGCTGATGCCAGCCAGACCATCAGCACGCAGGCAGACGAGCTGCAGAGCAAAAGCCAGGCACTGGCAAAGAGCAATAGCCAGCTTATCAGCCTGTCCATTCTGACTGAAACCAATAACCGGGAGCAGGCGCGGCTCTATGCCGAAGCAGAACAGACCATTGCACTGCTGAGACAACGACAACACCGGATCGAGGAACTGAAACGTGAGAACGAGGATTTACGCCGCTGGGCTGATACTCCTTTGCCTGCTGACATTATCCGGCTGCGGAAACGTCCGGCACTCACCGGAGGTATGGCTTACCGTCAGTGGTTGTCCGCGAGTGACGCCGTGTCGGCTGGATCAGGCAGCGCCGCGCATTAACGGTGATCTGAACGCGTTGCTGGATGAAACGGAAGCAGCCTGGGCGGCCTGTGCAGACAAAGTGGACATGATTATTGCGTGTCAGGAGCGAAACAGTGAACAAACCACAATCCCTGCGCCACGCCCTTAATAAAGCAGTGCCTTATGTCCGTAATAACCCGGACAAACTGCATCTGTTTGTGGATAACGGTTCGCTGGTTGCCACGGGGGCCAGCTCCATGTCATGGGAGTACCGCTACACCCTGAACGTGGTGATTGAGGATTTCAGCGGCGACCAGAATCTGCTGATGGCCCCGGTTTTGCTGTGGCTTCGGGATAACCAGCCCGATGCCATCAATAACCCGGCGTTACGGGAAAAGCTATTCACCTTTGAGGTGGATATTTTGCGCAACGATGTCTGTGATATCAGCCTTAACCTGCAACTGACGGAACGTGTGCTGGTCAGTACTGACGGCAGTGTGTCGAGCGTTGAAGCTGTAGCAGAACCCGATGAACCTGAAGAAATGTGGACGGTGAAACGTGGCTGAACTGCAGAAGGTGGACGACTGGCTGAGTGCCTTGCTGGCGAATCTGGAACCAGCCACGAGAAGCCGCATGATGCGCCAGCTGGCGCAGGAACTGCGCCGGACACAGCAGCAGAATATCAGGATGCAGCGCAATCCAGATGGCAGCAGTTATGAACCGCGCAGGGTAACAGCACGCAGCAAGAAGGGGCGCATCAAACGTCAGATGTTTGCAAAGCTGCGCACCACAAAATACCTGAAAACTGCCGCCAGCGCCGACTCTGCCAGCGTACAGTTTGAAGGCAAGGTGCAGCGCATTGCCCGCGTTCACCATTACGGCCTGCGTGATCGCGTCAGTCGCAAAGGACCTGAGGTCCGTTACGCAGAGCGTCGCCTTCTGGGTGTAAATGATGATGTTGAGGCAATGACCCGCGACATGATTCTGCAATGGCTGGCGGGGTGATTTTTGTATCAGCACTGATACAAGTTGCAGCACTGCCGCCTTTCTTCCTCTGATGGCAACCTTTCCCTATGAACGCACAATTAACCGAAATCATGCGCCTTATCACCAACCTGATCCGCACTGGTGTAGTCACCGAAGTGGACAGGACAAACTGGCTGTGTCGGGTGAAAACGGGCGACCTTGAAACTAACTGGATTAACTGGCTGACGCTGCGCGCGGGTAATGCCCGCACATGGTGGAAACCATCAGAAGGTGAGCAGGTGGTGCTGCTGAGTCTGGGCGGCAATCTGGAGACTGCCTTTGCGCTGCCCGCTGTCTATTCGAATCAGTTCGCACCACCGTCGACGTCGGCGGACGCCTGCGTGACAGAACATCCTGACGGTGGCTGGTTTGAATACGAACCCGCCACCGGGCGCTGGTATGTCAGGGGCATCAAATCAATGGTCATTGAGGCCGCTGACAACATCACCATGAAAACCAGTGAGTTTGTACTGGAGGCTGACCGCACGCGCATTAACAGCGAAGTGGTGATCAATGGTGGCGTTACCCAGGGCGGCGGAGCGATGAGTTCTAACGGGATCGTGGTTGATGCGCATCAGCATACTGGCGTCCTGAAAGGCGGCGATACAACCGGAGGCCCGGTATGACGCTGTATATCGGCATGAGTCAGAGCAACGGAAAAGCTATTACAGACACGGACCATCTGCGCCAGTCGGTGCGGGACATTTTGCTGACGCCACAGGGTAGCCGCATTGCCCGTCGGGAATATGGTTCCCTGCTGTCGGCGCTGATAGACCAGCCACAAAATCCGGCATTGCGCCTGCAGGTCATGTCGGCAGTGTATGTGGCGCTGAGTCGCTGGGAGCCACGGCTGACGCTGGATTCCATCACCATCAACAGCAACTTTGACGGTTCTATGGTGGTGGAGCTGACCGGGCGGCGGAATAACGGTGTACCTGTGTCCCTTTCCGTATCAACAGGAGCAGAGAATGGCAGTGATTGACCCTTCGCAGTTGCCTGCACCGCAGATTGTGGATGTGCCGGACTTTGAGACGCTGCTTGCCGAACGCAAGGCAGAATTTGTGGCGCTTCATCCGAAAGATGAGCGGGAAGCAGTGATCCGCACGCTGGAACTGGAATCTGAACCCGCCACTAAATTGTTGCAGGAGAACGCTTACCGTGAGTTGCTTCTGCGCCAGCGCATTAACGAAGCCGCGCAGGCGGTGATGGTGGCTTACGCGATGGGCGGCGATCTTGACCAGCTCGCTGCCAACTACAACGTGACACGCCTGACGGTGACGCCTGCTGATAATGATGCTGTGCCGCCCGTTGCAGCTGTGATGGAAAGCGATGAAGCGTTGCGCCTGCGTGTGCCTGCAGCCTTTGAAGGGCTTTCTGTTGCGGGGCCAACTGCAGCTTATGAATTTCATGCCCGAAGCGCCGACGGTCGGGTGGCGGATGCCAGTGCAACCAGCCCGGCACCTGCAGAGGTGGTGCTGACTGTCCTTAGCCGCGAAGGCGATGGAACTGCAGAAAAAGACTTGCTGGACGTGGTGGAAAAAGCTCTGAACAGTGAGAACGTCCGCCCGGTGGCTGACCGTCTTACGGTTCGCAGCGCAGAAATCATCCCGTATCGCGTGGAAGCCACCATTTTTCTCTATCCGGGACCGGAAGCAGAGCCGGTAATGGCAGCGGCAAAAGCCAGTCTGCAGAAGTACATTGCCAGCCAGACGAGGCTTGGTCGGGATATTCGCCGTAGCGCCATCTTTGCTGCTCTGCATGTTGAGGGTGTTCAACGTGTGGAACTGGCTTCTCCGCTGGCGGATGTGGTCCTGAACAAAACACAGGCGGCATCATGTACGCAGTGGAGCGTAACCAACGGAGGAACGGATGAATAGTCTGCTGCCACCGGGTTCAACTTCACTGGAGCGCCGACTGGCGCAAACCTGTAGCGGGATTTCTGATCTGCAGGTGCCGCTGCGTGACTTGTGGAATCCGGCTACCTGTCCGGTCAGCTTCCTGCCTTATCTCGCCTGGGCGTTCTCTGTGGATCGCTGGGACGAGGGTTGGACAGAAAGCGTCAAACGCCAGGTAGTGAAGGATGCTTTTTATATTCATCAGCATAAAGGAACCACCAGTGCCGTGCGGCGGGTGGTGGAACCGTTCGGATTCCTGATCCGCATTATTGAGTGGTGGCAGACCGGAGAAACACCGGGCACGTTTCGCCTGGATATCGGCGTGCAGGACCAGGGCATCACTGAAGATACCTATCTGGAACTTGAGCGACTGATAAGCGATGCCAAACCATGTAGCCGCCACATGATCGGCATGTCCATCAATCTGCAGACCAGCGGCCCGCATTGGGTGGGAGCCGCCAGCTATCTTGGCGAAGAAATCACGATCTATCCGTATATCAACGAAACGATTATTTCCGGTGGCACCGCGCATGAAGGCGGGGCGGTCCATGTTATTGACACAATGAGAGTGAATCCATGAGCACAAAATTTTATACCCTGCTGACGGATATTGGCGCGGCGAAACTTGCCAGCGCCGCCGCGCTCGGTGTGCCGCTAAAAATTACCCATATGGCGGTGGGCGATGGCGGTGGAGTATTGCCAACGCCGGACGCAAAGCAGACGGCACTGGTAAATGAGAAACGCCGGGCTGCGCTGAATATGCTTTATATCGACCCGCAGAACAGCAGCCAGATTATTGCCGAACAGGTGATCCCTGAAAACGAGGGCGGTTGGTGGATACGTGAAGTGGGCCTGTTTGATGAGTCCGGGGCATTGATTGCCGTGGGCAACTGCCCGGAAAGCTATAAGCCGCAACTGGCTGAAGGTAGCGGGCGCACTCAGACCGTGCGCATGGTGCTGATTACCAGCAGTACGGACAATATCACCCTGAAAATCGACCCTGCTGTAGTGCTGGCAACCCGCAAGTATGTGGATGACAAGGCACTGGAGCTGAAGGTGTACGCGGATGATCAGATGGCAAAACATCTTGCCGCACCGGACCCGCATTCACAGTACGCGCCAAAAGCCAACCCGACATTTACCGGAACCCCCAAAGCGCCAACGCCAGCGGCGGGGAATAATACCACGCAGGTTGCGACCACTGCGTTTGTACAGGCGGCACTGACGGCCCTTATTAATGGTGCGCCAGCCACGCTGGACACGCTGAAAGAAATAGCCGCAGCCATTAACAATGATCCGAATTTCAGTACCACCATTAACAATGCGCTGGCACTGAAAGCGCCGTTGTCGAGTCCGGCACTCACCGGAACGCCAACAGCACCTACTGCGGCACAGTCGGTCAACAATACACAGATTGCCACTACAGCTTTTGTGAAATCAGCGATTGCGGCAATGGTGGGTTCTGCACCTGCTGCACTGGATACACTGAACGAACTGGCGGCGGCGCTGGGGAATGACCCGAACTTTGCCACGACAATGTTGAATGCGCTGTCAGGCAAACAACCGCTGGACAATACGCTGACTAATTTGAGTGGAAAGGATGTTGCTGGTCTTCTCGCATACCTTGGTTTGGGAGAAGC